TGGTGCGGAAGTCGGCGTCCTTCCAGAAGGCGGCCAGCACTTCCGGTGTGGTGAGGAACGCCAGGTATTCCTTGCCGCCCTCGCGAATCGGCTTGATGCGCCGGCGTTTGGCCAGCGCAGCCAGCGCCGGCAGCATCGCGTAGCTGGCCACATCGGTGGCAGCCACAGCGGTGGTATCGCCCTGCTTGAACGACTTGCTGGTGTTGTCCCAACGCACATGGCGATTCAGTGACGGAGCACGCACGTTGGCGGCGTAGTCCAGGCCGGTCCACGGATCCTGCCCGCTCGGTGTCACGCGCGGCGAGCCGTCGAGGTTGAACGCGTAGCTGATGCCACTGGCGGTCAGGATCAACTGATCCTCGGTCGTCTCGGCCATCCAGCGGCCCAGGATGTCCTTGGCCTCGTCGCGTGTCTGGATCACGGACTTCTGCTCGGCGAGCTCGCCCTTCGTGACCACGCCGTTGCGGATCTGGTCGAAGGTCACTTCCTGCCAGGCGCTGGACAAGCTGCGCTCACGGCCGCGCAGTTGGTTGTCGCCAGTCACGCCGCCGCCGTAGATGTCGGCCACCAGGCGAAGCATTGCGCCGGTGGTGCCCTTGTCGTTCTGCGTCAGCTCGGTGACGTGTTCCACGATGGCGTTCTGGCCCTTGCCGAGCCAGCCATCGAAGAAGAAATTGTCGCGAAACGCCTGATAGGCGGCATGGCCCCAGGCAACGCGGCCTTTGGTCTGCTGTGCTCCGAAATCGGTATACATGGTATGTACCTCAAGAATGGATGGCGGGAAAGTCGTTGCTGACCCTTCACGCGGGTCTTGCGGAACCACGGCGATGACGTTGCCGAGCGACGCCGAAATCCCTCGGTCGGGGCGCGCCCTTGACGCTCGGCACGCGAAGCTGATCCACCGTTCTCGGTGAGCGAAAAACGTCCCGCTAAAACGCCGAAGGCCCGCATGTGCGGGCCTTCTTCAATCTCTGTTTGTTGTGGTCAGGCGCTGGCTGGTGTCTTGCCAAGCATTTCGTCACGCTGCGCTGGCGTCAGCTTCCGCCACTCCGCCCGACTGATGTTCTCCACGTCCTTGGTGCCATCCGAACCGCGGGCGCCAACACCACCTGCCGGCATGGCAGGCAATGAGCTTGCGCCAGCCGCTGCGCGGGCAGCCGCCTCACGGCGTTCCCGCGCCACGCGCTGCTGCGCTGTCTCGGTCGTGGTCGACGGCGTACCGCCGAACGCCACTTCAACGCGATCACGCGCTTCCTGCAGCAGTTCGTCGTAGCCGATCTTCCCTTGATGCTCTGCGGACACTTCCTTCAGTGCCTCGTTCAGCGCCGCAATGCGAATCGGCGTCTGGTACACCACGTTGGCGGGGTCCGCGTTGAACTTGGCTGTCGCGGTAGCCCACTGTTCGGCATCGGTCTGTGCCATGCGCTCGCTGTTGCGCTTCTCCACTTCGGCCAGCGCCACCGCCACGGCCTTGTCGATGCCCTGCTGGCGCAGATCCCGCTCCAGCGGCTTCAGCAATGCGCGCTTCTCGGCATCGTCAATGTCGCCGTTGTCGTACTTCTCGATCACCGCCTCAATCTCGGCGTCGATGTCGCGCTCCGGTTGGCGTGCAGCTTCCGCCTCGGCGGCGCGCTGCGCCGCCTCAATCTCGTCCAGGCGGGCGCGCAGGGCATCACGCTCGGCGGCGGTGTTCTTTTCTTTCGCCACCACCTCGTTGAGCCGCGCCCGGGGGATCTGCTGGTCGCCCTTGTTCTTCCCTTCGTCGGCAGCGGCATCGTCGGTGGAACCCGGAGCGTCCGCTTCGCCGCCCTCTTCCGACGCCGGCACGTCGACCGCCGGTGTATCCACCATCACCTTTGGTTCTTCGCCAAACAACTCCGGGTTGCTCTCGCGCAGGTTGCCAGCGCGAGCGGCAGTCACGGAATCATCCAACAGTGTTTCGTCGTTGGCTGGGGTGTTCAGTTCGTCGCTCATTGCGGGTTCTCACCTGTCGTGTTTTGGGGTGGCTGCAAACTGGTCAGTCCGGCATCCACACCAACCCCGGGGTGGTCAGGGGTCAGTGGATGCGTGCTGGCCGGCGGTGGTACGCCACTGGCCTGAAGAGGGGTCTCAATCACTGGAGCGGCGTCGTGGTCGATGCCGCCCGCGCTGCGGTACAGCGCATCGGCCAGCTTGGCGATCGGCGGGTCGGCCACCACCATCTGCGCCACGCGGCCAGCACTGAACAATGCCTCGGTCGTCTGCTGCACCATCTGCGCCTGCAGCAGCTCGGCGCGAGCCTTGGCCAGGCCGGAGTCGCTGGCGGCCTTGTCCGTCAGCGCGTTGTTCAGCGCCGCCTTTGCCGTTGCTACTGGGTCATCGGCCTGCTGTGCCTGCTGGTCCTTGATCGCCTGGGCAATTTCCGCCTTGTCCGGCAAGGTTGAATAGCGCAGGACCACGCTGTCCGGGATCGCCACGCCCATGTCCTTGCGCATGGACTTAATCTGCTCGAACTGGCTGTTGTCGAACGTCACCTGCATCGGCTGCTCGGTGATAGCGATGTCGTACTCACCCACCGTCATGTCGTGCAGGATCGAGCCGTCGGGCTGTACCTGGTTCACGGTCAGCGGCGTCTGCCGGTCCACGCCGAACTGGTCAATCTCGGTCACGCGTACGGTGCGCTCGTCCAGCATGAATCGCTGGATCAGCTTGCGCACGCGATCGCCCACCATCCGGCGCGTCTGCGACAAGCGCCACAACGGGATGGCCAACTGCTGCTGGGCAGCGAACTGGCGGCTCTGGATCGCCACGCCGCTCATGTCCGAACTTCCACCGCCCATCATGCTTTCGTTGAACCCGGTGGCGCGCTGAATGCCCTGCGCGCCAAACTCGATCATCTTCTCCAGGCCCGTCGGCATCGCATTCGGCTGGATCTTGGTCAGCGCCGGCGTACCCTTCTTGCGCACGATGACCAGCCCGGTCTGCGAGCCTTTCTGTTCCAGTTGTTCCGGCGTCATGTTGATCAGCTGCTCTTCTTCCACGTCCCAGCCGCCATTCGCCGAACTGTTCACCACATGGGCGTACTGACTGACGAACTTGTTCGTCATGTCCTGCGGGCTGATGGCGTTGTCCACCAGTCCGCGGGTACGTCCACGCCGGAAGTACGGGAAGTACGGCACCACTGAGAAGTTCTCGTAGGGCACGATGTCGTTGTAGAGCACAGCGTCGGGTAGCACCGTCTCCCAGCGCACCCGCTTGATGCGCCGCTTCGACACGTAGGCGCCCTGGGTGATCGCTTCGGCGATCATTTCCCGCGGCAGCCCATCCATTACCCGCAGGTCGCCGGTGCGGTACTCAGCCACCAGCGTGTTCTGCATTTCGAAACTCTGCCGCTCGATGACCAGGTATCGCACCAGTGTGCCGCTGATCCTGTAGCTGATGCCTGCGCCGTAGCCGCCGTAGCCGTTGAAATAGCCCATCGGGTCGCCGAATGACGCCCGCGGCACCGTAATATCCACGTCCCGGTTGCCCGAGTAGCCGCACTGGTGGGCATGCGCAGCCGCCAGCTGCGCCGCTTCCTTGCCATACAACCCCTCGATCTGTCGCGCCGTCAGCCACCGGCTGATTTCCACGTCACTCCAGGTGTCCGGGTCGTAGCCCGTCGCATCCGGGTCCACGCCCACGTCCATCGGGTCCAGCGACGTCATGGCAATCTCGCCGTGCGTGTTGGTCTGGTAGTCCATGCGGATGTCGAAGAACCCGCGCTGCTGGATCAAGCCATCCATGAACACATCGGACTCATGGTCGCGATAGCTAGTGTTGTCCAGGCAGTGCTTGGCGTATTTGCTGAACACCTTCGCCAGCATTTCATCCGTGCCCTGCCCGACCGGCAGGTACGCAATATCCATGCGGTTGGCGATCTGGTACCCACCCGCCGCGTTCACCGCCGGCATGATGTCGTTGATCTCATGCACCGGGCGGCCTTCGCTCTCCAGTTCCAGCCGATCCAACTCACGCCATTGAAGCCCGCCACCCAGGTAGTAATCCTCGTTCAGCCGGGCACGCCGGCAGAAGTCATCGTGACCACGCGTTTTGATCTCGGCATGGCGCGCGAATACATCGCGAGCGATCACGAGGTCATTGTTGGTGTCGGTCATCGAATCGGGTTCTCAGGCGGTCGCCGCGTTCCGGCGCTTGGTCCTTGAAAGCAGGTTGCGCTTCCACTCGGGCGTGGCTTGTTCGGTGATCTGGCGGATCGGCTCATAGTCCTGGCCGAAGCCACGCAGCGCGTCGGCGTAGTTCGAAGACCAGTCATGCACCGGCTCGGTCGAGTACGAGCCCAGGTTTTGGTCAAACCGGAAGTGGTACGCATCGAGCGCGGCAATGCCGTCGGCGCAATTCACCTTGTCGAAGTAGGCCGTCGCCATGCCGGCGCGCGTCTGGTTGATGCCGGTGATCTTGCTCGGCGTCACCTTGCCCACTTCAAAGCGCTGGCCTGGCAGTAGCGCCTCCAGCAATTCCTTGTCGCTCTTGCCCTGCGCCTTGCGCGATCGGTGGGCGCCGTCGTGTGGCAGGTAATGTGTCTTGTACGTGTAGCCGAACTCGGCAGACAGTCGTTGAAGCTCCGACGCGTAGTACTCCAGGCCCACGCCGCTGTTCTCGAAGCAGCGCAGGAAGTGGTTGGCCGGGCCTACCTGCTGGTGGAACCAGATCGCGGTCGTGTCGTTGTAGCCCAAGTCCCAGAACGTGTTCACCGGGAACGCTGGGTTGAACGGCACCGCGCAAATGCGGCCCTCGTTGCGGGCCTTCTGCATCTGGTTGACGTAGACCGCACCGCGTACCCGGTTACCGATCCACTTACCCTCCAGCAGCGCCTCGACCACATCGGGGTCATCCTGCATCTGCAGGATTTCCCGGTAGCCGGTACCGCGCAGGTGCGGGTTGTCCGACAGTCTGGCCGGGATGAAGGTGCGCGTTATCTCGCGCTCCTGCTTCATCCAGCCGCCGCGGCCGTCTTCCACCTCCATCTGCACCGGCACCGCGATCCGCGTGCCATCACCTTCCGGCGTGATGCCCCAGCGCTCCATCACCCACTTCTGTCCGGGCCCGTCCGGGTTGGTGGTGGCGCGCATGTACTTCGGCAGCGACTTGTCGGTGCTGCGGTTACGAGTCATGAGGTACTCGTAACCCACGCTCGACGCCCACAATGTCAGCTCGTCAAAGCCAATCCAGTTCCAGGCCCGCTTGTACTTGAAGCGATCCTTATCGTTCTGCATGTAGCCGAACTGAAATTTCGCACCATGCGGCGTGGTGAAGCGATGCGAAACCTTGTCGTACTTCAGGCCGCGGCCGATGAACTGCGGCCACAGGTCGGCCGCCCGGTCGATCAGCTCTTCCAGTTCCGGGTAGCTCCGGCGGAAGATGATCGCGCGGTGGTTCGGGTTGCGATGCCCCATGAACGGCAAGCACCACCCGTCGATCAGCAAGGCGTCGCTCTTGCCGCCACCCACCGCACCGCCGTACAGCACCTCGTAGTCATCGCACTCGAGGAACAACGACTGCCTGTCCGTCGCCTCCCAAACGCACGGCCGCTGGATCTTCGCCGGCGTTGACGCGATGGCTGGTTTAGTCAGCTTCACCGGTGCGCTTCTTCTTCGCCGGTATCAGCACGAAACCCACGGCATCCTCGTCATCGTCCGGATCGTCGGTGGCGCCCACCTTGAACCGCTGCGCCAGCATGCCGATGTGCTTGGCCACGTTCACCAGGGCATCGCCTTGGCTGTGCGTCTTGATTTCCAGCCCGTGCTGCGTGGTCTTCACGCCGGCGTACAAAAGCTTCGCCTTCGGCGACAGATCCCGCGTGTCCTTGGCGATTACCTGCTCAATACCTGAGCCCCAGCACTCCGGGCACTCGTTGTTCGGGTCGTTCCGCGGGTCAAACCCGACCCCACCTA